AAGCAAGAGTGTTTGGATCAACTTCACCAAACGTACACGAACGAATCAATTCTTTGATATTGTCAATCACAAGTTCAATATCATCTGATTCTTTTACCATTAACATACTCTGTTCCTCTCCCACAGTAAAAGGTCGGTATTTGACTTTTTGACCGGAAGAAGGAATGACCAACGAATAAACTGGTGCTTGGTTTAGAGTGTCAAGAATAGACTGTTTTGTTTGTGGTTTCACTTTGTTCTCCTTTTCTCTTTATTGCTTATTGATTCTCTGTATTGCCACTGGCATAATTTTGAAATTCTTGATAACTTCCAAATTGGCTGTAATCCATTTCAGGAGACGCATCAATTTGTTCTTGAGTGGGCAATTGTGGTTCTGCTTTTGGTTTAACCGTTGTTGGTTTTGGTTCAGCAGGAACTTGAACGTCTGCTTTATCTCCAACATAAACGCCGTTGACATAATCATTCGGGTTATAATCTGCCGGTACATCATATTCAGAAACCATTTCACTGTCGTCAAATGTTTCATTTTCAAGTTCTGGGTACTCACCAGGAGTTTTAATTATATTGGGTTTAGGTTTGGGTTTAACTGTTGTTGGTTTTGGTTCAGCAGGAACTCGAACATCTGCTTTTGGTTTATATGTATTTACTGGTTTGGTTCCTTCAGGAACTTTATCAAATACTGTTGTACTTTCCCCTTGCTCGCCTTTAACTTCCCAATGATGATAAGTAAATGAAACATTAAACAAAGGAAGTTGATCACCAGCAGTATAATCAAATGTCAAAGGATCCATACTAATAGGATATGCTTCAAAAAGTGTCGTGCTTGTCTTTACATTTCCTTGTTTGTCTAAATTATTAATAACAACTGTTCCTATAATTTCTTCATACCATGCCATATTCCATGAAGCATTTCCGCTCATTAATCGTTGCCATTGATTGAAGAAATCTCTTTCTTTCAAAACATCAGAGGCAATAAAAGACAATTGAATATCATCATATAATTCCATATAATGAATTTTTCTTACTGGACCATGAGTAAACAATTCTGTAGTTGAAAAACCACGACCCGGTAATACAACAGAAGTACACCTCAATGAAATTTCTCTATCAAGAGTTCCAAGAGGTCCAGTAATCATAACTTCATATTTTGACAAATCAAGTAAAGGATATTTACTTAATGATGCCTTTAATTCCTTTATTGATAATCCCATTTTGTTTTACCGGTAATATTTTCGTGAATCTGTCCAAACTTGCTTCTCTGAGGCACCTTTGAATCTTGCTACAGGAAGATGTATTGCTAAATGCCACTGTGAAGGCCTTATAATCATGATATTTGATCGTAAATTCTTTTTAATATATCTCTTCAAACAAGGCTGAAAGTATCTGTATTTTGATACGCTTTTCAACAAACTGTATGTAATTTTTAATTTTGTTGATTTGTCAAACCTAGAATTATTTATTACGTCCATCAGTCTTGTAAGAAATGTTCCTCTCACTCCCGGGGGCAAATAATGAAGATTCATTCCGAGAAAATGTTCCGAAGTTTCGTCAACCATTATCACTAACGGAAATTTATCCCAATACGGAAGTTTGCCGTCGTATTTCGCTTGATATTTGTAGTACACCATACGTCCAATCAAAGGCACTTGTCCTCTATAACGAAGATCAGACATATCTTTTGAGGCTATCTCACGGCCCGTCAAGGCTATCAATTTTTCCCTGAACCACTTTTTGGCAAGACGTTCTTCTTCGCCTTTAAAAATCTTTGTGGCGAATGGATTTTTCTTCGCTGTCTGATTAGTTGCCATTTCGTTTCATCGTGGTTATTGGTTTCAGTCTTTTAATCTGTTTTTTATTTTTTCCGTATTGCACATGCCGGAATCGTTGAGAAACTTGAAGTTTGATTCCTAATTTCTGTAACTCTTCCTCTGTCCATATAACGAAAACCGCGCCCCTTCTTTCAGCGACGATTTTTGCAGCATCCCATTTGCTTGTGTTCACTGCATACGTTTTTGCTTCATATAAATATCTTTTTTTCGTCTTCTTTTCAGTCTTAACTGGTTCTTTTGTTTGTGCTTTTGGTTTTACTTCAACCAGCAATTTTGCTCCATTTTTAAATACAATATTGAAATCAGCATAATATCGGTGAGGTTTTCCGTCAAACTTTGAAATATAAGGAATTACAATTTCCTCTGATCCCCACATTAAAACATCATCATTATTGTCCAGCCATATCATGAGACTCCTTTCCCATGACGATCTAAAAACTATTTCTTTGATTCTTCTGGGGTTGGAATACTTTTCTGGATTTTTTGGTCTGTAAAAACCTTGATGAAATTTTGACATAGCCTCCGCAATATCTTATTGATTAAGTGTATGTTGTATAAATAAAAGAAATATCTTTTCAGTTTTATTTATACAAAAGACAATAGGACATAAAATGGCAATTGATTTATTGTTAAATCATAAACAACAAAGCGGAATTACTCGAATAGGCGATTTCGGTCAAAACGCTCCTTATACAATGTTTAGGGTTGGCGGAGAAACAATCTTAATTCAAATGCCAGTTTCAATCATGAGCAGAGGGGCGTTATTGTGGGACCAGAGAGATTTTGAAACTGGATCTGTTAGTGCTGTTGGAGCAAAAGCAGGTCTTGACGCTATTACTGGACATAAAGACGGAAACAAATTCATGGAAAGAGTTGGAGAAATATTTAAACATCAAAATGTTTCAAGAATCGGTGATACATTTGGTTTCCAAGGTGCTGGTGATTATATGGCACACAGAGGAGGAAAAGCAGTCAATCCAAATAAAGAATTGACTTTCTCTGGTCTTGGATACAGAAACTTTAACTTTGAATTTGAACTCGTTCCAACAAACAAAGCAACGAATGACGCAATTGCAGTGTTCACAGAAACCATGCAATATTACGCCGCCCCCGATTTTGCAGGAGAAGGAAAAACGTATTTTGCTTATCCTGATATATGGGAAGTTAGTTTTGTTCCTGATACTTATTTACCAAGAATCATGCCTTGTTATTTGACAGATTATTCAATCAACTATGCAGGGGCAGGAAAATTAGTTCTTCATGAAGATGCCGCGCCTCTTGCTGTTACATTTTCAATGACATTCACTGAAGCAGAACTCCACATGAGAGACAAGATTAAATCAGGATATTGGGGATAAAATGAAAATTTTCAAAGAACGATTTTATTATTTCAATGGATTCCCGAGAATTAAATATTATTTGAATGATGAAGAAAAAGATTCAATTGATTTTCTTCATAGATGGGCTTTTAGGGAAACAATAAAAAACAACTCTGCTTCTTTTTCAAAATGGCTTATCCGTGATGAAGACACAATGTTCAGCATTGCCGAAACTCTTTATAAATCACGATATTATTTTTGGGTTGTTTTAATGATGAATGATATGATTGATCCTTTATTTGATTGGCCAATGAATGATCACGATTTGTATGAATACACAAAAAAGAAATACGGACCTGAAAACATTGATGGTATTCATCATTACGAAGCAGACGAAGACGATAATCTTTATTCGTATCCTCCGGGAACAATTGTTTCTTTTGACTATCAGAACCACATTGAATCTGGTACATCAAGAAATATCATTGCAATTAATAATTTCGAGTATGAAGCAAGGAAAAATGAAGATAAGCGAATTATCAGGCTTTTAAAACCAGAATATATTGATCAGGTAAAGAAAGAGCGTGATCAAATCACAAAACAAGGATTCATAATCTAATGGCTTACAATTACTTTGGCGCAGAAATTGATCCGGGTGCGTATGACGTTGATTATTTAAAGATAATCGGAGATGAAGGAGAAGTAGATGTTACATACCTCCTTATTGAATTGAACATCATTGAAAATATTTTTGCAAAATGCATTACAGGATCTATTGTTTTACAGGATTCGTTGAATATCATAACGAATCTTCCAGTAAGAGAAGGTGATTTGATTGAAGGAAGACTAAAAACTATTGATACTGATCCTTATGTTTCAATGTTTGACCCTGACGGAGAAATTGAATTTACTTTTGAAATAATAAAAATTTCACACCAAGAAAAGACCAAACAGGATTCTCAAGTTTGGTCTGCTTCTTTTGTATCATCAACATGGACAGACAACCTTGCAAATAGAATTTCAAGAGCATGGAAGCAAGTTCAATATAACACAATGATTGAAGATATATTTATGGATTACCTGAGTCACCAAGGATTAAAGAAAAAACTTCCAATTAAACCTTTAGACGCAAAACCAACAGAAGGATTATGGAATGTTGTTATTCCTAATTGGAAACCTTATGATGCAATAACTTGGATTTCAAGACGTTCGTTTGATGGACTTGCTGTTAATTTTTTGTTTTATGAAGACAAAGAGCAGTTTTATTATGTTTCAATGAATGAAATTCTTGGCAAAGGTCCCGTTGAAGAATATTTTACATCTTCAGCGGATAGATTTGTTTCAGATGGAATGTCAGACGAACCAAACCCCGAGTATCTTCGCCCGAGATATTTGAATATTGCCACAATGAAGTTTCTTGGGTATCATGACATTACAAAAGCAGCAGCAAAAGGAATGATCGGAAATAGAATGATACGATGGGATCCTTTTTATAAAAGAGTGACTGACTTCTATCCTCATGGTCCTGAAGCACCGAATTATACATTAGACGAACCATACAATTATATTGACGATTTTGAAGCATTAAACCACTGTGAAAAATTAAGAGAACTTATCAGGGACGAAGTAAGCGCAAAATTCAGCACAGAAGAGGCCAATGCTGTTTTAACTGTTGTTCCTGATCATAACCATTGTTGGGACGACCAAGAAACATTTGAGACAGAAAAATATGTTCGTCAAAGGCCGGGCCAAATTGAACAACTTGAATTCTTGTCGCTTGAAGTAACAATGCCAGGAAACTTCACCAGAAGAGTAGGAGAAAAAATAGAAATTGACTTTAATTCTCCTGAGTTTAAATATAAAGGACCAGACGAAACTCCTGTTCCAGATGTTCGTTTTATGGGAAATTGGCTTATTGCTACTTTAAGACGAAAATTCACTTCAGACAGACATACGCTTGTCTGTGAACTAATAAAAGACAACTATCATACCTTGAGAATCAATCCAATTTGGGAGAAAATGCTTCCGCCTGATTCAGATCCTCAAGCAGAACTCAAGTATGACGGTCAAGGAAAGGTTAGAGGTCTTTAATGGAATCACAAAATTTAATGGGGTTGACAGGAAGATTTTTTCACTTTGTTGGTGTTGTGGAATGTATTCTTGATCCTGAAAAACTTGGTCGCGTTCGGGTAAGAGTTTTAGGAGAGCATACACAAGACAAAGTTGAAATTCCTACTGATCATTTACCGTGGGCAATGGTTGTTATGCCCGTGACTTCTGCATCTATATCAGGGGTTGGTGAATCTCCTCTTGGACTTATGGTGGGTTCATGGGTTGTTGGATTTTATCTTGACGGGGAAAACAAACAGCAACCTTGTATTCTTGGTTCTTTGGGTGGATTTCCTCTTGATCCTCCTTTTGGTGATGTTGGTTTTAATGACTTCACTGAATGTTTTCCGCAAGAGGACAAACTTGAAGAACCAGACACAAATAGACTTGCAAGAGGAATTGTCGGAGAACACGTCAAAGATCATGTTGCCGTTACTGTCAGAAAAGAATCAGTAATGAACAATATTGCAACTGCCGCAGATCAATGGTCAGAACCAGAAACACCTTATGCTGCAATCTATCCTTACAATTATGTATGGGAAGGTCCGTATAATCCAAAATGCGACGGTTGCGAGTGGGGACATTTAGAAGAATGGGACAGCACTCCCGGAGCAGAACGATATTTCAGACAACACAAAACGTCACAAAACTTTCTTGAAATTCACCCTGACGGGAAAGAAGTACGAAAAATTTATGGAGATGGATTTGAGATTGACTTAGGATCAAAACATTTGTACATTGAAGGTGATTATCGGGTTACTGTCATGGGAAACAAAGATGAATACATTAAAGGAGACTATTGGCAACACATTGAAGGTGATTATATCAGAGTTGTAGAAGGCGATAAGATTTGCATGACTGAAGGGAAAGACGCCTTGACTTCTCAAGATGAAATAATTCAAAGAGCAAAAGGAAATATATTCGTTGCCTCAGAACAAAACCTGATAAATCAAGCAAATATTGATATAAATATTCTTTCTGGTTCAAAAGTCAAAATATCTTCTGTTCAAGAATCAACAATAGGAATTGGTACTTATTCTCCTATCACAATTGAACCCATCCCGCCAATTAACGTTGATTCAGATAGTTTTCCTTCTGTTACATTAAAATGCGATGAAATGAACCAAGAAAAAGATACCATTTCAAACACCATTATCCCAGAAATTCCCGCATTTTCTTTAGAAGCATCCTCAACGTTTGATGCTCAAGTAAAAGTTGTTCCGGATAAAATTTATGTTGACGCCGACGATATTCATGAATTAGGTGAAACGTATTTTAAAGAAGACGTTCATTTTAACAAAAATGTTTTTGTTTTCAACACACTAAACGTCAATGATGATATCAAAGTTGACGGAGAATTGCATGTTGGAATGGACGCTTATATAGGCAACTATCTTGCAGTAGTTGAAGAAATATGGGGTATTGTAGTAGAAACTCCGGGCATCCCGCCAGAAGAAGCAGACGTTCCAACAAAAGCAGAAGAAACAGAAAAAGCGACAATCGCAGAATCATCCGAAATACCAGACAAAACTTATTCGCCTAATAATAAATCCACAACTCCGGTTGAGCCAGACGATTATTTTGAATGCGAAGAAAGCTAATAAATACTAAAAGAATGAATTAAAATTTTTCTAATGGTCTAAAATGGCAAACAGATATAACTATAGTTACATTGAATCAAATCCAAGCAGAACATACACGGATTTAAACTTTTCATTTGCGAAGCATCCAATAACAAATGATGTTGCGAAAAAAACAAACGAGGAAGCAATCAAACAAAGCCTAAAATCTTTGGTTTATCTTGGGAAAAATGAAAAACCTTTTCATCCTGAAATAGGTGGAGGAATATATGATTTCTTGTTTGAAAACATTGCTGAAGAAAATCTTGATGTTATTTTAGAGAAAAAAATCCATCATGTATTAAGTGTTTACGAACCAAGAGCGGAAATTCGGGGAGTATCAGTAAAAGCCTCTCCTGAAAGAAATGGATTCGGTATTTCGGTTTATTTTGTCGTTCTCAACACACTATCTCCAGTAACCCTAGACATGTTTCTAAAAACAGTCAGATAAGGAATTAACATGGCAAACAATCTTGCAGAAATAAACATTACGGAACTTGATTTTGATCTTATCAAGAAAAATTTAATTGATTATTTCAAAGCCGATCCTACTTTTTCTGACTATGAATTTGAAGGATCGGCTTTGAATATTTTGATTGATATTCTTGCATATAACACCCACATGAATGCAGTTATGGCAAACATGAGCGCAAATGAAATGTTCATTGACTCTGCCCAAATGCGGTCATCCGTCATTTCAATAGCAAAAGCTCTTGCGTATACTCCTAGAAGTGTACGAACAGCAAAAGCAGAAATTGAAATTACATTTAACAACGTTTCTGGTTCTCCTGCTTATATAACAATTCCAGCAGGAACACGGTTTTCGTCTAACTCAAAATATATTTTTAGCACGAAAGATCAATATTTTGCATATCCAACCGACACGGTTGGTGTTTATGTTTGCTCTAACGTTGAAGTTTATGAAGGTATAATGAACGATTTTTCTTATAATGTCAACTATAATGATCCTAATCAGCGATTTATTATCCCGAGCATAAACGCTGATACTTCTTCTCTTTCTGTCAGAACATTATCTGGAGCAACCACAACCGCGTATTCGTTGAATCAGAATATCACTCTTTTGGATCCTTCTTCACTTGTATATTTCTTGCACGAAAATCCTTCTGGATATTTTGAAGTTTCTTTCGGTGATAATATTTTGGGCAAACGTCCAATTAATAACTCTAAAGTTATTCTTTCTTATATTGTATCATACGGCAAAGAAAATGCAACAAATTCTTCAATTTTTACTCCTTATCAACCAATCAGTGGATATTCGTCCTACACAATAAAAACGCTTGTTTCTGCTTACGGTGCCGCCGAGAAAGAGTCAAAGGAAGAAATTGCGACTCGGGCACCAAGAATGTACAAGGCGCAACACAGGGCGGTTATTACAGAAGATTATGAAAATTTTATGTTGCAAGAATTTCCGTTCATTGAATCACTTTCTGTTTGGGGTGGCGAACACAACGATCCACCGATTTATGGTAAAGTTTTCTTCTCAATAAAACCTTCCCATACCGAATATCTTTCTGATAATTTAAAAGCGAAGATCAAAGAAGAACTGATTAAAAAATTTAATGTTGTCACAGTCATTCCTGAAATAATTGATCCGACATATCTTTATATTTTGTCGGATGTTAGCGTAATGTTCAACAAAGCAAAAACGGTCCTGACTGAATCAGGAATCCAAAGCAGAGTGAGAGAAGAGATTTTAAAATATTCAAATTCTTATCTCCAAAAATTTAA